GTCCTTGGCCGAGTTGGCGTAGTTGACGTTGTAAGGCGGATCGGTGAACACCATGTCGGCAATCTCGTCGCGAAGCACCGTCGCATAGGCATCGGGATCGGTGGCATCCCCACAGATCACCCGGTGATCGCCGCAGATCCAGATGTCGCCCGCCCGGGATACGACGGTGCCGGCCCCGTCCGGAACCGCATCCTCGTCGGTATCACCCTCGGTGGTGGTCTCCTCGCCGGCCAGCAGATCAGCCAAGGCGTCGGCGTCGAACCCGGTCAGGGCCAGGTCGAATTGATCGTCCTGCAGCGCGGCCAGTTCCACCTGCAGCATTGCCTCGTCCCAGCCGGCATTCTCGGCGATGCGGTTGTCCGCGATCACCAGGGCGCGACGCTGGGTCGGTGTCAGATGGTCGAGCACGACGACCGGCACCATTGCCAGGCCGAGCTTCTGGGCAGCGGCAAGACGACCGTGACCAGCAACGATGACGCCATCGCCCCCGGCCAGGATCGGATTGGTGAAACCGAACTCGGCGATCGACGCCGCGATCTGGGCGACCTGAGCCTCCGAGTGCGTGCGCGAGTTGCGCGCATACGGCATCAGCTTGGCCGTGGGCCATTGCTCGATCTTGTCGGCGAGCCAGGAGATGGTCATGCCTGCGCTCCCAATCGTTCGGCGGCAACTTCCTCGAAGGTCTGTCCCGTTGCCACCAGCGTCACCGCCACCTCGGGGAAGTTCTGCTGGAAGCGCTTCACGGCGACATCCACATACTCAGGGGCGATCTCGGTGGCGCGTACCTTTCTGCCGGTGCGCTCGGCAGCCAGCAGGGTTGTGCCCGAGCCGCAGAAGGGTTCGAAGACGACGTCGTCGGCTTCGGTGTAGGACTCCAGGATGAACTGGGGCAGTGCCACCGGGAACACGGCCGGGTGGTCGATGTCCTGCCCGATCTTGCCCTTGTGCCGCATGATGCGGATGACGGAATCCGGGATCTTGGTCTCCTGCGTAACCTGGCCGACATGGTTCCAGGCGGTCTTGCTGCCATCCTTGTTGCGCATGCCGCCGGCACTGGTGCCGTCGCCGCGCAGATGGGTGTCACGCCCGGCGTAGATGCAGGGCACGAATTTGTTCGGGCGCCTGGCTTCGGAGTCCTTCCGGTTGAAGTGGAAAACGAACTCGAACGAAGGAGCCAGCCGGCCATTCCAGTCGCCGGGCAGACCCGGCCCCTGGTCCCAGACATACCAGGCGAAGCGCCGCCACCCCTGGGTGCGCATCCAGTCGAGCCAGCCATCCCAGTAGGGAATGACTTCCTGCTCGCGGTGGATGAGGCCGAGATTGACCAGCACCTGGCCGTTCGGGGCCATGGGCAGGTTGGTGAAGACGCCCCGCATCAGGGCATCCCAATCAATGATGGTGTTCGTGTAGTCCCGCTGGTTGCCGTAGGGCGGCGAGGTGAAGCACAAGGCGGCCTGCTCACCGGCCATCAGCGTTTGGACAACGGCCAGATCCGTGGCATCCCCACAGATCAGGCGGTGCGCGCCGATCTGCCAGACATCGCCGGGACGCGAAACCGGGTTCGGTGGCACCTCCGGCACGTCGTCGGCGGCATCATCATCGGTTTCCCCCGAGGGCTCGTCCTGCAACGCCTGCTCGGCACCGACCAGCAGTTCCTCGATCTCCTCGTTGGAGAAGCCGGTCATGGTCAGGTCGTAACCCGCCTCCGACAACTCGGCCAGTTCCAGCGAAAGCAGTTCCTCGTCCCACCCGGCATCGAGCGCCAGGCGGTTGTCGGCGATCACATAGGCCCGCTTCTGCGCCGGCGTGAGATGGCCAAGCTCGATAACCGGCACCTCCAGCAGATCCAACTTGCGCGCCGCCGCCAGACGACCGTGGCCGGCAATGATGCCGTTGGCGCCGTCGACGAGGATGGGCTGTGTCCAGCCGAACTCGACGATGCTGGAGGCCAGCTTGGCGATCTGCGCCTCGGAATGCGTGCGCGGATTGCGGGCGAAAGGGATCAACGTCTCGATCTTGCAATACTCGACGCGCAGTTGTTCGGTCATTGGAATGCAAAAACCCGCCACGAGGGGCGGGTCATCAAAGGGTGGTAACTCGGTTCAGGTGGTAACCGGGGTGGTAACTGGTAACCCTGGTAACCTCGTTTCGGGATTGGACGCTAGCGAAATGCCGCGCTCGCGCCCCCCGCATGGGATTTTGGACAGGAAGGACCCATCGAACTTTCTGACCGGAAGCGATGCAGGCGTCACACCCGCACCGCTCGCCAGATCATAGCTGTCATCCTATCAAAATCCGGCCTTTGTGTTGCATGCCGAAATCATCGCAAAACGCCCAAGAGCAAGAATCCACGGACATTCACGGCACGCATTGCTCTACTTGACCCTCCAGTTTGGATGGATGACATGCGACACCGGTTTGCCGATTGTTCAGATGATCGGCGACGATCTGCAATGCCTTCTGCCACCGCCGCCAGGCCGTCGTGCGATCGCGCCCGATGCGGCGACAGATGAACTTCCACTCGTAGTGCTTGGCGCGCATCCAGACCAGATGCCGTTGTTCAACCTCGAGCCACTGCATCCAACGCATCGTCTCCAGCATCCGTTCAATGGCCTCGGGAGTCGGCGGGAGTGGCCGGTACTCGTACTCCTTGTCGTCGAAGCCTTCCCACCCATCGCGCACGAAGGCAGGCCATATGTTGAAGTAGCCCTGCACCCTGACCCGGGGGAGTCGCCGTCCCGTCTCGGCAGCCTCGGCAAACCGAGCCGCCACGTCGTCGATCGTCCACTCAGCCATGGCGTTTCCCTCCGTACAGGCGTTCTCCAAGTCGTCGCACGAACTCGCGCTCGACGAAATCCAACCGCTTGTCCTCCTCGGACACCACGAGGATGTGCTGGTCGCGCCAACCCTGGCGCTTGATGCTCTCCGGATCCTCGCGGGAAAAACTGCGATCAAGCGGGCAGCGGTAGTGCTGTGCCGGGATCTTCACGTCACACCTCCTGTGTCTCGATGGCCCAGTGCAGCAGTGCCAGGGCATCGGCTTCGTTGTCATCAACTGGAGCGTGGCCACGTGCACGAACGGCTGCGATCACGTCCTCCTTGCCGGCATTACCTTTGCCGGTCGCGTGCTTCTTGATCGTGCCCACCGGCACCCCCTGGTAGGGAATGCCGTGGTGCTCGCACCACGCCGTGAGCGTGGCCAGGAATCCGCCGTAGGCGTGGGCCGCGTCGGTCGAGACATGGCGACGCACTTCCTCGAAGTGCAGGCAGTCGATGCCGTCGCAGGATTGCTTGATCTCGGTCAGCCAGCGCTTGAAGCGCAGAAAGCGCATGCCGCCGCCTTCGAAGCGCTGCGGCCGGAAGCTCTCGGATCCGCTCGTGATGTGGCCGTCACTGCCGCGCAGCGCCCAGCCGGTGGTGGTGCCCAGGTCGAGGGCAAGAACGGTCGTGGTCATGGTGTCAGTCCTTATTGGGTGCAGGTCTGACGCTTCCGACGGATCATGTCGTAACTTCCCGTGACGCGCGCACACGCACACGCGTATAGAGAGTTACGATGTAGAGCGTCGGAAGCGTCAGTCCGGTGTGTCGTCATGGGTTTCAGTTGTCGGCATAAGGGGTGTAGGCCGGCTTGGGCGGATCCTTGAGGCCAACGCCCCGAAAGCCGCGAACACCCACGCTGTTGCGCCACTTCTCCAGCCCGCGCGTGATTAACAGATCGGAGAAGCGCCGCTGCGAGCCGACAAACTCACCAGCACTGTCGGCCCACTGTTTCCAGTCGTTGAAAAGTTCGGCGGTCAGCGACTTGGCGTTGGCCTCGCGCACGCAGCGCTCATCGAGCCAGCGACCCAGTGCATCCTCGGCTTCGAAATACTCCTCGGTGGCTTCCACCACACGCCGGGGCGGATCGAGTCGTCCGTGACGCTGCCAGTCGAGACAGCCTTGCACCGCCCAAGCCAGGATGCCGTCACGCTCGGCGAGCAATTTCTGCTGGAGATGCTTGTCGCGGCGCTCGGGCGGCACGGTGATCGTGAACGGGATCAGGTGCAACCGCCGCTTCATCGCCTCGTCGATGTTGCGGATCGCCGGCTTGTGGTTGCCGGCCACGAACAACTTGAACTGCGGGAAGAACTCGAAGAAGTCCTGGCGCATGAAGCGCGCGGAGATCTTGTCGCCCCCGGTCAGGTTCTTGAGCTTCGATTCCGCCCAGCGGCGTCCCTGCTCGGTTTCGATGGCCGCCACAAAGCGCGCACCGCGCAGCCCGGCCATGTCGGTCGGATGCCGGTCGGTGCGCGTTTCCATGAAGGTGTCCATGGGCGCGTTGGTCGCGTAGTCGCCGAGAATGGTGGCCAGGGTATTCACGAACACCGACTTGCCGTTCGCGCCCGTGCCGTACAAGAAGAACAGGGCATGCTCCTGCGTCGATCCGGTCAGCGCGTAGCCCACCATCCGCTGCAGGTAGGCC